ATTCAATACCAGATTATTTACAACGTTCTGGTAAACATTTATGTTCTAAACTAGATATAGATATTGCCCATGCAGTAGGTGAAACTGCAATTTGAATATAAGCAGCAATTGTACTTACTACTCTTATATATTCAGTATTAGCTCCAAATGCATCACTAGCACTTGATGAACTTCCTGCAGTTAAAACTTGCTGTGTGCTAAATCTTAATCCGTTCATATTTTGTTCTCCTTTTGTTTAGGGGATGTTTCCATCCCCCTATATAAATTATCTTCTTATTACAAATGTTACGTACAGTACAATTGTATTAGAAGGTGCACCACTTGTAATCATTTCAATAGATCCACCTTCAGAAACTTCATTAAGTGCTGTTGGTTCTGATGTATCAATATCACCAGCAGCAGATCCAGATTGTGTTACTGTAATTGCAGAGCCAGTCATAGCTGTACCACCAATTTCAAAAGTAATTGCTCCGTTAGCTGTACCAATTGCACCTTGAAGTGCTGTAAAAATTTTAATTACTTTGCCTCCATCAGGTATAGCAACAAATGTTGATGATGCTGTACTAATGTTTGCGATTTTTGCTGTTATAAAATAGTCGTTTAATGTTCTCATTTTATTCCTTCATTGTTCCGTCTTTAACCCCTCTCAAGACTTCAATGTTATTTAAGATGGAAGGCGAGTAGATTTGAGGTTACTCGCCTATCCACGTGCTAATTATTAGCTAGTTGTTACGTCTGCTACAACGCCACTTGCAGCTTCATTTCTTGATTCTAGAGTTGCCTCTAAAAGTAATTGTCTTTTTTCTGAGTCTCCAGTTTTTGACAATTCATGCATTGTGAAGTCTCTTAAGAAAGCTACTCCCCAATAATCCATGTCTAATACCCAAGCATCTCTATCTCTAGAGAATCTGTTAGGTACTACTTGTAATTGACCGAAGTCAGAAGCGTAAACATCTACTGATGTGTATAAAGTTGCATCAGCACCTGCATCGAATCTAGTACTGTTACCAGTGAATCCTGACAATTTTTGTTTATTGAAAGGTCCAACCATAATTATAGTTGGATTTCCACCAGCATTCCATACTGATTTAATTACAGATTTCAAGAGAGACTCTGTGAAAACTCTTTGAGTTCCATTAGTAGCTGCGGTATTACCCAAGCCACCAGATGTTCCAGAAGTTCCCATTACGTCATTAGTAGCTACCCATGATCTTAAGCCACCAGCTACTCTTGCTGCTGTTGCTGAACCTGTTACTTCAGCATTGTTAGAACAAAGAGAACTTTCTAGATCTCTTTTAAGCTCCTTAGCTTTTTTAGCTATTTGATAAGCTATTTCAGATGCTCTACCAGCTTTATCTACTGCTTCTTGCGTACCTGTAATACAGATAGCCTTGTCCAAAATTTGACAAGAGTTAGATAATCTAGTTGTTGCAGTGATAGCATCTACAGTTACTTCATCACCTTCGATAACAGCATTGTCTGTAACTGCTGCTGTCAGCGAGTCTGTTTGCCATTCATGTAGAACTGCAGTTGATTTTGTTTTAGCTGCAGAACTAAGAAAAGGCGTATCTGTTGGTGAGATGTTATAAATAACATCCGACAGATCTTCACGTTCACCAATAGAATCATACGTATCAAACGTATCACTAAATTGTGCCATTGTTTATTTCCTTTTTTGTTGAGATTTAAGATTAATCATGTCAAGCAAAGCGTTCTGAGCATCTCTAAGATGTCCAGTTTTCTTTAATCGACCGATTTTATTTTTTATGTTCTCTCTACCTGAACCAACGCCTGATTTTGCGACACCAGCTTTTACAACTCTAGGAGCATTAGCTACCTTCTTCTGTGCTATAGGTCTTTTATCTTTAACAGATTTGTAACTCATAGCATCTTTAATCACCATTAGAAAACGATGATCAGCAAGACTCCCAATTTCACCATCATTAAATCCATAACCTCTAAGCGTTGTACGCATATTAGTTTTGAATTGATCAGTTTTATTAGGATCGCTGTACTCTGGTATTTTAGCCGCTGCTAAGTCTCTTTGGGCAGTAACGTACTCATCGTATTGTTTACGATAAGCCTCCTGAGCTTTAGACTTCATTCCATCTAGCTGCCTTTCTTGTTCTCTTAACTGGTAATCCAGTCGGGCTGCAGCTGTGGGATCTTCATCATAAAGTTTTTGGAGATCCTTACTACCTTGTTGTTGTCTGACGAAACCATCAGCAGTTCCAATCAAGTCGTTTAGTTCTGATAAACGAGTATCATAAGATTGACGAAAACTCTCCTTTTGATTATCAAGATCTCTTCTCTCTAATCCTAAAGTATGAGTTTTTTGTCGGTAATCCGAGTCTCGTGAATAACCTGCTTTCAGTTCATCGAGGGTAACCTCTAACTCTTGACCACTAACTTTAACGCGGTGGAGTTCTGGTTCCTCTATAGCTGTTTGCGTTTCTTCTTCGATTTCGGGTTTTTCAGTAGCTGCTTCTTTGGGAGTTTCTTCAGACTTTGATTGACTCTCTTTTGAAGGTTCCTCTTTGATCTCTTGAGGTTGCTCTGAGGGGACTGCTTCTTTTTTCTCTGGTTCTGTTTGTCCTTCTTTAGGATTCAGAAGTCCAGATATTTTTTTAGCAGCACCTTGAACAGTTTGTTCTTGTGCCATGTAACGTTCCTCCTTGTTGGTTGACGTATAACGAGCTCCTAGAATAGGTTAGCTCTGATTTAAAAGCTCAAGATCTTTTTGAGCTAGTTTTCCGCCTTCAATGATAGACTGTAAATGTCCTCGGATTTTATCGACCATATTATAAGCCATCCAAAGGGATCTACGTTTTTCATCGTCAGCAAAACTTGTATTAAAGATCTCTTGTCTATAAGTTTCTAAGAGATCTTCGAATGCGGTTTTAAGAAGTGGATCCTGTAGTAGGACCTGGGCTTGCTTGCCCTTTCTGATCTGTTCTTCTATTTTGTTCATCACCAAAGAATTTTTGTTGTCCCTTAACAATCTCTTTCATTAAATCTCCAGATTTCTTAAGGTCTTCTGTTTCTAACATAGATCTACGCTTAAGTTCAAGCTCATCTATATTAGATCCGTATTTAAGTTCTAATTCTTTAATCTTTATTTCAAAGTCAAGTAGTTGCTGTCTCATTCTACCTTCAACTTCTTTCAGTCTAACATTAGCTTCTAATTCAGCTCTTTGGTTTTCACCTTGTACTTGAGCTAATGTAACTTTTTCAAATTCAGTTGGTGGTTTAGGTGGCAACTGAGGCATTTGAGCTGCACCTACGTCAGGATCCATGAAATAGGGTTCTATTCCATTAAGTCCTGCGTTCTCTACGAGTTTCTTTAAACTATTATATATATTCCTAAGATTAACCATTGGACCAAATGTATTTTGTTGTAAGTTTATTGCCTGCATTTGTCGTTCCAATATAGCATTCATAAGAATGAGTTGTTGTTCTTTTGATCCTGTTCCTAGTCCTACCTGGACAGTAACATTAACTCTATCTTTCCATTCATAAGGTCTCATAGGAATATACTTCCCTCTGATTCTTACGATCTTTTCTTTTTGTTGGTATTTGCATACCAGTTCAAACATTTTTAAAGCTAGATCCTTCACACCTGTTTCAGCAAAGATCCTGGCGATTAACTCCATTCTCATTTGTGATTGTGTCAGAATTTGGTTTTGTCCAGTCGCTGTTTTATTTAGTGTGTTAGAATCTAGCCCTTGAGATTGTCTGGTAATTCCTGTTCTAGTTTCCTTGACGGAATCCAGATAACCCAACATTGTTGTAGCTTGATCTGTAAGAGGTTGCATCGGAAGAGGCATCATTACATTTTGAGGTGGTTGTTTAGTTCTTACTATTCCACCAGGGCGATTGGTTAATAAATCATCCATCGCCACTTGTCCATCTTGGACAGCTACTCTATTGTTATTAGTTAGATACATGTTATCTAACATTTGTCTCATAACAGTAGATTTAATAAGTTGTATATCTTCTACAAGTTCAGATACAGATCTTCCATGAAATCTGTGTGGCATGATAACAGGAGTCATGGAAACAAATGGATAGTTATCCACTTCTTCCATATCTATCATTTTACCTGTTCCTGATCCTGCAGTTGTAATCTTTAATAATTCTGCTTTGCCATCTTCATTAACATCTAACTTGATGTAGCACTCATAGATTAAGATATCATTTGTACTTTTATCACCTTCACTAGCTCCGTGTGAGAAGTCTACATTTTGGTGTCTTACAAATTTATCTTCTGTGAAAAAGTCGGTATCACCTGTTGGTAAACCATCAACAAGATCTTTATCATAGCCCATTTCAACAAGTTCTGTTCTTGTTTTATTGGTTCTATGACATACGAAATTTGCAGAATTAATATCTTTACTTCGTCTTGAAATTAAAAATTCTTCTGGAGGAACTGGTTCAATTCTAACCTGTCCGTATAATCTTGTTCTATGAATGACTACATCATGGAGATCTACTTTATCTAATTCTTTTCCTTGATCGTCAGTAATCG